CCGCTCCGCTTGCTCCGGCTGAAGGGGCTGAGTCCTACACCGTCAACTACGATGGTCTGAGCCTTCGGGTCGTAAGGGATTACGACATCGACAATGACGCAAACAAGTGGAGAATGGATATTCTCTACGGGGTAAAGACCCTGTATCCAGAACTCGCTGTTCGTGTCCTAGGTTAGTTTTTACAGCCCTGCCCTTCGGGGTGGGGCTTCATGGAGCGATTATGATTTGTCCATTTTGCAAACAAGAGTATTCAGATAGCGTATGTCGGATTCACATTCCACGATGTGCAGAGAACCCAAAAAACAAGAAGGTAGCAGATGCTAAGCCTAAGCGAATTCAAAAGCCTACTGCAAATAAGCGGTGACACCTACGATGATTTGTTTGCCATATACGAGCCTATCGTGGCTGATGTGGTTAAGCAGATTACAAGGGTGTCTTATGGGCTTACCTTCGATGTAACCTCAACGACTGATTCATACATTCTGGAATCCACAGAATCATTCTATGACGTATACGAAGGGGCAGAGGTGCAAGGGGACAACATTCCTGATGCTTCCATCTACTCTTTCTGTGAGCACAGCATCACCATAGACAAGAGGGCAACCGATAGTGGTAGCTTTACGCTCACTGTCTCCCCTGTTCCAAGTGCCCTTAAACTTGCAGTGGCTAAGATGGTTTTGTACGACATCCAAAGCTCTACGGTTGACAGCGCAAACCAGAGTGGAGTTACTTCAAAGAGCATGGGCGTACTAAGTGTTTCCTATGACGACAGCAACAAGATAGATCAAAACTGGGGCTATCCAAAAGCCTTGATTGCTTTGATAAAGCGATTCAAGCGAACACAGATTGATGTAGGGTCGATGCGCAATCCGTACACCAATACAACCAACAGGTATATGGTATGAAAAAAAGTGCACGAGGTTGAGTAATGTTCAGTAATATCCTATCCCATTTCAACGACTTTCCAACCACTGACATCCTCTTCTACGCTCCGCTCTCTTCCTACAACCCCATGACGGGGGAAATGGAATCATCTTATGAATACGACTACAAGGTAGCCGCTCATGGATACCAGAAGAACGCTTTGAAGGGACTGCTCAATGAAAAGGTATGGGATACGGTAGACAAGGTGTTTATCTTTGACCAAGGTTTTGCACCTCCACCGGAGAACATTATCTGGCACGATCAACTCTGGTACAAGATAGTCTTCCCCGACAATGTCGGCTTTGCAGGTAGCGTTTGTGTCATTGGTGCAGAGCGCATTGATACACAGGTGATTACTGATACTCCGCCAGAAGATTACATTGTCCTAGGCGATAGTGGGGGTATACTGTGAAGACCAAGATAACCCGTACCAAGCTGGTGAATGTCAAGAAAGCAGTAGAGCGTGCCAATGTAGAGACAGCGTTTGAATACGGCAGGGTCATTGCTTCACAGGCGAAGGTGCTTGCTCCTGTTGACCAAGGACAGCTTAGGAACTCCATCAGCGTGATAAGTCCTACCAAAAGCGCATTGCTCAACAACCGCTCTAGTGACCAGAAAGCACCACCGCTTGACAAGGCAGGGCTGAAGGAAAACGAGGTGTATGTAGGGTCGAATGTGGAACACGCATACTTCCAAGAATACGGAACGGTGAAGCAACCTGCACAACCCTACCTTAGACCTGCTAAAGAGCTGGTGGATGGTGGTGATGTGGCGGACATTTTGAAGCGATACAGCCGAAAGGCAATGGAGGCAGAACGTGCAAACAGCAAGGTTTAACATTTATGAAATTCTTAGTGTAGACACCTCTGTAACCTCTTTGCTTTCTTCCTTCACCGTAGGTAGCACCACCTACCCTGCTATCTTCAATAACCAGGTTATCCCAACCCAATTCCAAGACCTTGAAAAGACCATACAGATATTCCCTGTGTCCAGCTTCGGTTCGGGGGATTATAGACCGCAGACCTTCCAAGTGTCTTGTAGGTCAACAAGTGAAGCGAAGGCTATAGAGATAGCACAGAAAGTATACGATGCACTCAATAGGGTGTTTTATGATGGATATATGCAGGCGGTGATACAACCACCTGCTTATGAGGATTACCACTGGCTTTGTCCAGTAGAAGTAAATTACAGGAGATAACGCAATGCCTAGACAGACAGACCAAGCGAATTATCAGTTTCCAGACGGTTTCCAGTTGGAAGTATCAACAGACAATGGGGCCACATGGACCGACATCGGTATTGTAGCAGCAGGTGCTACAGCAACCCTTAACTGGGACGAGATTAGGCTTGATGCAGGCAACTACAAAGACCTTATCAAGAAAGCAAAGAACTTCACTTGTGCCCTTGCGCCATCGGCCTTGTGGAACTGGGACCCTGCAACCATCGTGAAGGTGTTTGATGGGATTCTCACCAAGACCACCGCAAGCACCCCTTCCGCTGGTGATGATTTGGACTTTGCAGGAGCCGACCATGTCGTTGACCTCTCAGACATCCAAGTCCGCATGACACACTACAGTGATGCTTCCTTGACCACAGTTGACTGGCAGTTTACCCTGTTCAATGCCAACATGGACGCAGGAGCTTCCTTCAACTTCAAGGGTGTGAATGAAGATGGACTGGACGAGATTACCGTATCCTTCACCGGACGACCCGACCCAGCAGATGGTTTCAAGCTCATGAAGCTCTTCAAGGCTTAGGAGGTATCATGCCTAGACAAACCGCTAGCAAACAGTACATATTTCCCGATGGTTTTCAGTTAGCTGTGAATATCGGGGACGGATTCGAAGATGTGGGGCTTGTCGCTGGCGGGGCGACAGGCACACTCAACTGGGACGAGATGATTCTGGACGGTGGGAATTACAAGGACGTGATTAAGAAAATCAAGAACTTTTCCTTCCAACTCTCACCGTCTGCAATCTGGAATTGGGATTTATCCATCTTTGACAAAATCTTGGGTGGTGTAACTGAAATATCAGCAGGTGATTTGGTGAACACACCCAACCATGTCACTGACCTAAGAACCGCTTCCTATCGCTTGACGCACTTCGATGGACAGGATAGCCATGTGGTGGTTGAGGACGATATAACCGCTTTGAATACTGACACAATCAATGATTTTGTCACCATCCCCAAGACGGTATTCTCTACCTCACTACCATGGACAACCGAGATTGACGGATATGTGAATATTGCAGGAATGCACGAGGTACATGTAAGCGATGCAAACACAGTAGGGGCGCAGGGACATTTTTACACTGATGCAACCAACTTGTATTTGATCGTTGCAAGTGGAACCTACACTGACCTCGCAGACGCAAAGGTCAATGCTTCGGGAGTATCGGTAACAGCGTTCAATTCTATTGAATGGCAATTCACCCTCTACAATGCAACCTTGGACAGTGGAGCTGCTTTCAACTTCAAGGGAATCAATGAGGACGGGGTTAATGAGCTTACTGTAGGGTTCACCGCAGAACCAGACCCAGACGAAGGCTATCGGCTGATGAAGCTGTTCATAGCATAGGAGAGACTATGAGAGAGATAGGCATTGACCGACCACGATTTGACATAAAGGTATCTACGCAGACATTCACGCTTTACTTCATCCCTAACATTGCTAGGAAAAAATACATAGACTTCTGGGCTAGGGTTGAAGAGATGATGAAGGCCATGAAGATACAGAATAAGAAGAAGCGCAAGGAAATGATCGATGCCATATCCTCTGATGATGAAGATGAATTGCTAAGGGAAATCATACAGATTATCATGGAAGCTAATGGCTATGTCTACGATGCCGAATGGTGGGAGGGACATACCGATGCTGAAATGCAACTGGAATTTGTACGGGCTGTTATAGAAAACGCAGACGACAGTAAAAAAAAAGTCATGGCAATGTTAAAAGCCTAGCAGAGCTTGATTGGGATAGGCTGTATTTTGCACTCAAGAAAGAGGGTGTTGTCAACAACAAGGATGAATTCTGGAATCAGATGGACATCAAAGACTTGGAGAGCGCAGGAGCTTTCATCCCTAAAGAGATTTGGGACAAGTATATCTTGCGGAAAAAGCAGAAAGTAACGGTATCACCAAGGGACTACACTAAATGAGAATCATAGAGCAATTAGTATATAAAATCACCGGAGACAACACAGGCTTTGACAAGTCAATCGACAAGAGCGAAGGCAAGGTAACGAAATTCGGTAGCGTTGCTGACAAGATTTTTGCAGGTGTTACCGTTGTAGCTATCGCAGCAAGTATCAAAAAACTTGGTGATTTGGCTATAGCAACATCAACAGCCCTTGATCGTGTCGATAAAATGTCCCAGAAAATCGGTATCAGCCGAACCGCATTCCAGGAGTGGGACTTTATCTTATCCCAAAGTGGTGCGAGCGTAGATGGGTTACAGATGGGGGTGAAAACCCTATCCAATGCCGCAGCTGAAGCCAAGGACGGGGTAGCCGAATACAAGGATGAGTTTGACAAGCTAGGCATATCCGTCACAGATGTTGACGGGAAGATGAAAGACCAAGAAACCTTATTCAATGAGGTTTTTATTGCACTCTCCGACATGGAGAACCAGACCGAAAGGACAGCAATCGCAAACCGACTCCTAGGCAGAAGCGCAACAGAGCTTTCCCCTGCCTTCAATGCAGGTGGTGACGCCATAGAAGAAATGCGTACACAAGCGCATGAGCTAGGGCTTGTCATGGGAGACGAGCTTGTAGACCAAGGCGTAGTGCTGACCGACAACATCGACAAGCTGAAGCGTGCTTACCAAGGGTGGAAGAACCAAGCAATAGAACCCATCCTAGGTGTTATGGTCACACTCTCCGATAAGATGTTGGGGCAATCTTCTGCAAGCGGAAATCTGAAAACCTCTTACAACAACCTCAAGACAGCGGTTGAGAATTACAACACCATTCTTGACGAGAGCAAAGGTAAAACCGATGCTATCACACAGGCAACAATCGCTCAAGCAAATGCACAGATGCAACTTGCATTGCAAACAGCTAGTGAAGCATATAGTAAATCAAATAAAGAGCTTGATAAATACAACACAACAATCCAGAAATCTGAAAAATGGATTGCAAAATATGACAAGATTCTTGGTGATATAGCAGAGGGTACAGGATACACAACCAAACAGCTCAACATAATGACTGAGCAGGAAAGGCTTACTACCATTGCCATGAGTAAAGGTGTTGAGGAAGCAGATAGATATAATATAACTGTATCTGCTAGGCTTGGATACCAAAAAGACTTGGTAGAAGCAAACGCAAACCTAGCACAAGCAGAAGCAAACCAAGAGGAATTTGTTAACCTTCTTACGCAAGGATATGTGGCGGAAAATGAGGCTGTAGGATTGCTCCTTGACGCATATCCAGAGCTTGAGCAAAAAGTTATCAATAATGTTGAAGCGTATAACAAAGAACAAGAAGCAATAAAAAATAGGCAGAACGCTATAGCACTAGCGCAGAAAGCATTCACAGCTTATGACGTTGAAAATGAACAAGTGCTGAATGGCATTATAAAGATGGCAAAAGGGCATGAGGATTCTGCTTATTGGGCTGAGCTTAGCAGGCTTGCAACAGAAAAACTCAATGAAGTTATCATTGCAAATGGGGCTGAAACAGACAAAGTAAACAAGATACTTGACAATCACGCACAAGGTATGGAAAGCATAACGAATTATGCTATTGCTCTTGGCGATTCTTATGACGAGAATACCGAGAAGGCATCATTATTGACCTCTACAATAAGGGCGTTGATAGACTCTGGTGTTGACCCAGAAAGTGAAGCTGTAGCAGACTTGGTTGCTCAACTAAAATCCCTTGGAGAACAGACGGTAGAAACAGGCGAGACAACAACAGAAGTTGTTAATACAAATATTGTTCCAGCCGCACAGCTAGCATTTAACACGTGGAGAACAGAGCAACAGAGAACAGCAGACGAAGCGGAAAGACAAGCTGAAAGAACAAAACAAGCTTGGGTTGATGCATCATTCGGTATGCTCAGCAACATAACCTCCATTTGGTCTTCAATCAACAAAGTGCAAAGTAATGCGCATAAATCAGAATTGCAACGGATGGAAGAAGAAGGGGCTACAGAAGAAGAGTTGCAAGAAGCTAAGAAGCAATTTGCAATAGAGGATTTGAAGCGTAAGAAAGCACAAGGCACATTCCAAGCGATTATTGATACTGCATCAGCGGTTGTTGGTTTCCTTGCCAATCCTGGAGGGTTTGCAGGCGTTGGATTGTCAGCAATGGCAGTAGGGACCGGAGCTGCGCAGATTGCCGCAATCCAAAGTGAACCACTCCCATCCTTCAATGTCGGCTCCATCCGCATACCAGACGACACACAGGCGGTAGTGCATAGAAATGAAATGATACTTCCTGCTCCTATCGCAGAACAGGCTAGGCAGGAGGGCGTAACCATTGCTCCGAGTGGAGGTAACACTAGCGTACCAATCCATCTTGTGGTAGAATTGGATGGAAGGGTGATAGGGGAAACTACCGTAAGGGGAATCAATGCCGGACAGTACGGAAGAATATCAGCGAGGGTGGTAAAATGATATTAGCATATGACAACAAACTGAAGGACGCAACGATAACCACTACAAGCGAAAACGCAAACTACCCACTCACCAATATCATTGACCCATGGAAGCGCAAGGTATACCGCACAGTAGACGGAGTGATGAGCGCAACCATTACCGTAGAGTTTGGTAGGGACGTCACGATCAATTCGTTCTTCATAGCCTACCACAACGCTACTGCTATAGAGGTCAGATTCTACGACCTAGCCGATACCCTCTTGGACACATGGACAATCACCAACAATAGGGCACATGGGGAAGTCTTGGCATACAAGGCAGAGATAGAGCTATCCGCTCCGGTTACGCTTTACGTGGGGACAATCTTCCTAGGCTCTTCCCTCCAATACGACAAGGAAGCCGACCAAGACATGCCGATGAACAGTACCGATGTTGCAACCTTCTCTAGCGATTACCAAGTAGCAGGACGTAGGGGAAGCGTTCTAAGAAGTGGCACGGTATCCATTCCCATTCTGTCCTACTCAGAGCGTGAAGCATTAGAACAAGCCTTCATTGCTTGTGGTTTGATTGTTCCGTTCTTCCTTGACCTATGGGAATCCTCCCCAACCATGTTCTCACCCCTCTATGGGGTATTCACTTCATCCCTCTCAGTAACCCACCGCTATGATGGGGATGATGTTAGCTTTAGCTTTACGGAGGTAAATTAATGGCAATAACCAAGATAACCGCACCAAGCTCAATACCTGCAACCGTTGCAGACTACCAAGCGCAGAACTCCCACCTCATGGCTTTCATCAACCAGATTAACTCGCAAGCCTTCATCCTCAGCGACCCAAACGGTACGGTAGCACCCACGATAAAGCAAGGGGCGTATATCTCGCATGGTGGTTCCCTGTATATCGTAGAGGACTCAGACGCAACGATAAGCGGAACACCATCGGACGGTACGGTATACATCAGAGTGAGCGGTACAGACACCCTCACAGCGGAGTACATTACCGACATATCATCATATGCTTGGAATAGTGCATATAACGCCATGATAAGCGGTAGCTACACACTCTTGCCCTACATGCTAATCAAGAGTGGCACAAGTTGGACAAAATACAGATTTGAGCAACACAATCAATCACTAGGGACATTCAAGAGCCTTAACGTTGCCGACAACATCACTCTTGGGGGGACGGTAGACGGACATGACATAGATTCTGAACTTAACACATTGAACGGACGTGTCAATCAAGGGGTAAAGACTACTGATAGTCCTACGTTTGCAAGCGTCAATACAGGTCACGGTGCAAATGAAGTTTATGCAATGAACCAGAATTTAAGAACAACCGATAATGTGAGCTTTGCCAATATGAATCCGCCGGTTGATAATAATGATGCTTCATTACCCAGTATTGGTAAGGGTGGATTTACGTATGGTACTTTTAGTAGTACCATAACACTACCAACAGGTGGTACGTATATTACTATAGCAATTACAAGGATTGGTAGTGTGTCAGAAGATATGACAGGTAGATTTTCTGGTGGTCTGACTTTAACAAATGGCGAAGCAGAGTCTGGCGGTATTTTCGTCTGGAGGATAGCGTAATGGGATATTTTCTGAAACGCAACAACGAGGATTTTGTAATCAACATCGACCTCAACCAGTACGGTAGTGGCTACAATGTAGTACCAAAAACACTTGACCCTTGGAATGAATATGATATTGCAGAAGTGCAAGCTTATGCTGAAGCACACCCAGAAATGGAAGTGGTTTGGTCAGAAACTGAAGGCAAATACATACCAATAGAGGCATAATGTACACAGTAGTAGAGATAGACAAAACATCACCATTCACAGGCACCTTCACCCCATACACCCCTTATGTGTATTCATCCGTCGTGTCTGGTGTTGTTGCTTCCTACTGGACTGATACCTTCGGGGCTGATGGAACATACCCAACCACAATAACCAATATCACATCAGTAGTGCTTGCTAGCATCTATGACGTACAGGCTGTTGACAGTATCGCTGATTGTGTATCCCAAGAGAACAGCTTCTACTTTGACTACGACACCCAAACCCTCTATATCCACTATCCTCATGACTGGACACCGGACAGCGTAATTGAGCTAACAGGCGTTGCCTATGGATTCACCTCTGATACGGTGAGATACTTCCGCAACCAACTCTACCGTCCTTTGATCAAAAGCATTCCATCACTATCAGACCAAGCAGACCCTCTGCAATATGGAATAATGAGCTTTGGGGGTGGTACAGTTTCCCTAGTCAATAACAACGGATTGTTCGATGTGGACGAGAAGCTCTACGGCAACATTCTAAGAATCAAGATGGGGAAGGAAGGCGATACCTACGATGATTTAATCCTCATGTTCACTGGATATATCCGAGATTATACCCTCACCACAAGCGAGTTCAACGTTGAGGTAGCGGACAAGAGGGAGCGATTGCAGGTAGAGACCCCTAGCCAAGAGTTCACCGTTCTTGACGCATACGATACCACTGACGGATGGGAGACAAGGAGCGAGTTGCTACCCGATGGATACGGGGACGTCATACAGGTTCCGGCTTACCCCATCTCTGACAACTCCGGAACGGTCACATTCCGTTGGGCTGAGGTAGCTACCAGTATCTCACAGGTCTACACCTATGACGATGTTTTGACACAGGTAAGCCATGCAGCGTTCTCAACTTCGGGCACCTTTACCCTCACCGATGCCCAATGCGCTAGGGATGGGAGTGACCCACACAACGGGTTGAAGGAGGTCTATGTTACAGGGCGTATGCGGAACCTAAGCAATCCTGGGGATATAATCGCAGACCTCAATGAACGAGTGAATGGAATAAGCTACAACGACAGCAATTACAACACCACTGAATGGGAAGCGGAGAAGGCTTACTTGGATGATGTGTATCTCTACATGGACGAAGCAAAGAAGGTCTACGAGTGGATTGAGCTGATTCAGAATGGGTGTAATTGGGGATTCAGATATGAGGACTTGGAGAGAATCACGCTAAGACGAGACGATCCGACCAGAAGCATATCCGCAACCATCACAGCCATTGACATCCGCAACTCTGATATGCCTGTTCTACGCAACGCCGAGCTATACGCTTCATCCTGCAAGGTTAAATATGCAAAGAATCACCGAACAGGAAGGTATCAGTACACCGAGAACACCGATTACAAGAGCGATGTTATCAACGAACACCACATAGAAAAGGTACAGCAATACGAAAGTATCTTGACATCACAGACTGACGCAGAAGAAAAGGCTCTAAGGGTCATGCAAGATATATCGGTGGTACGACCAATCATAACGCTGAGGGTGGACGCAAAGACCTATCCCACACCGAGAATCTACGACATGGTATCGGCTACGGTATCACTGCTCACCCAAGGCGACATCATCCCTTCCCTCTGGACATACTTGCTAGGTGATTTAATAGGTGCTTTGGGTGACGCTAACGGGGTTATTGGTGAGGTATATGACAAGACCTTTACAGAAGCGTATAGCTATGATGATAATGTACGTGAGTATTTTGGGACACTGACAGGGCAAGTCATTGGCATTCAATGGCTACCGGATAGCAACGAGATTGAGCTAAGGCTAAGGAGCAGATAATGGCAACACTTACAGATGCTGATATTAAACGACCGTCACAGAGGGAATATATCACCTCCCTAGAGGACACTGATGTTTTTGTCGTGGAAGATGTGTCGGAACAGAAAATCAAACCGATAACCAAGACCAACGCAAAGGCAACCCTTGGGATTACTAGCGCAGAGGGAACGATTGCAGACCATGAGACAAGACTTGATACCTTGGAAGGTGCTGACACCGTAGAAGGCTCAGTAGCCAAAAGTGTCAAGGATGCTGTGGACCCGATTGATACAAGGGTGTCACGTTTAGAAACCCAATCACTGCAAATATTTGGTTTGGAATGGGACAATGATACCGATACATATACACGTACAGACATGGCAGTAGGCCTGAATTTTGGAACTCCTGATGGAGTGAACGCAATTGCATCAGACTTTGACAACTACTATCCGTGGAAAGGTATCAAGCAGGTAAAGGTGGATAGCAATAAGAACATTTTGGCAGAACTTGGAGATAGTAATTACTCTTCCGTAGACGGTGAGTATATGACACTCATTCCGCAATTTTGGTTCCAAGATTATATCGATGTTGACAACGTCCGTCATATTCGTATAGCCACACAGCCTGTAGTTGGATTTTACCCAGCATGGTTGGATAAGGATGGCAATCCTGTTGAGTACCGTCTTGTTGGTCGTGTTCCTGCTGGATACGATACAGAGTTGCGCTCAAAGCCGGATATGGGTGTCGAAGTAAACCGTACCTACACCTCTTTCATTACCACTGCATACGCGAAGGGTGATGGTGGCTGGTGGCTCGATGATTCTGCGACTCGTCATAAGCTGGGATTGCTGATGGCAGTGGAAGCTGCAGACTGGGACCAGAAGGCGAAATTCGGGCAGGGCATCAGTTCCGGCATGCCATACGGAAGCGGAAGCGAATTTGTCTGCTCGGTGAGTCAGACTGGTGCAACCAGCATCATCATCCCGAATGCAGGAGCGACCAACATGTATGTTGGCATGGTCATGCAGATAAGAACCGCATATTCAAACAACAGCGTTGCTGCAAACCGGAAAATCACAGCGATTGCCGATTATGACGCATCGAACAAGCGCATTACAGTTGACGGAGCGGCTTTCGATTCTACTGCTGGTACAACCTCAATTGTAAGCTGGGGGCAACCGGTTCCATCGTCTCAGATTGATGCCTTGGGAGGAGGTTCAGGTTATATCCTGCAATTTGGTAGTGAATCACGGTCACACGTATCCTATCGTGGTATTTGGGACCTCTGGGGGAATGTATGGTCATTCACTTACGGATTTGCCCGATATAATGGTGCTTACTATGTTTGCTTTGACCAGAGCAAATATAACGTCTCTGACCCACGCTCTGATGCAGGATGGATATACACAGGAGATGGAGAGTATTTTGATGGCAATGGCTATCAGCTTACACGTAAGCCATTCGTGACCGACCAAGGCTCTGTTGACTATGTGATAATGATAGGAGGAGGAGCAGGCTCTGGAACGTTCTATGCAGCATATGTGTACAATTTCACTGCTACCTACGACGGTGTGCGCATTTTGCTCTCCGGTGGCAGCTGGAGCGATGGTGGCAATGTTTCCCTCTTCTCTTGCTATGGTAACTATTCGCCGGGGTCCTCCTACCGCAGCATCGGGTCCCGCCTTATCGGCTAGTTCGGGGGTGCAGGGGTGCGCAACCCCTGCCCTGTCGGTTTTTGAAAATTTTTTTTCAGGGTGTTTGCTTGCAAGGAGTGTTATATGAAAATGTTTGTTGATACAAAAGAAACAGAGTTTAAATTTGGGAATGTCCGTGAAGTTCGGGGCAATTTTATTGAGCATAAAACAGAAGATGGTATGCAATATGAGTGTGATTATTATCGCACATATGGCAATGAGTCTTTTGATGAATTGCATAAGAAGGAAATGGCAAAGCAGGCACAGAAAAACCTCAATGATACTGATTGGGTAGAGGTGCAACTCAACCGATACGCTCTTGTATATGGAACAGACTCTGAGGAGTACAAGGAGAAACTTGAATCCAGAAAAGAGTTGCTTGCACAGAGGATGGAATGGGAAGAGATTGTGAGAGGCGAGGCATGAAACGCTTAATAAAATTCATTGAGAACACGCTGGTAAAGAACATCGACAAGGTAGCGCATTTTGCCATCACTTACGCTTTGGTGTACACGCTGGCAGATAAATGGAATATAAACGGAGCAATCGCTGTTGGTATCTTGCTTAGTGTGGTTAAGGAGATATGGGACAAGCTCACTGACGGAAAATTGAGCGTTATGGATTTGTTTGTAGACATTGCCGGAATTATGGTTGCATGTACGGTTTTGGGGGTGTAAGATGATACAAGAGTTATTGGTAGTGGGACTTGGGTTCCTCCTAGCATCGAATGGTTTTCTGATGTATATGATTAAGAAAAGAGACAAGGTCACGACATTGGTCAAACTGAACAATCGGCAAGCAGGGCAGATACACATGCTCACAACCGCTATTGGTGCGGTGCTTGAAGCACAGGAAAGCCTTGTCGATGCCTTGCATGAGAAGGGTGTATTGAACGGTAATGCCGAGAGAACCAAGAACAAAATCCGTACAGCAAAGAGCACCATTGACGAGTTTTCAATGAAGGTTTGCAAAGAGCAAATCTTGATGGAGGAATAAATGGCTAAGAATCTGACATTAGCAATATTGGCGATAGGGTTTATCATGGGATTAATCGGCTCATGGTTTGAAGCGTTCGACATGGAAGGGTATGTGAATTTCTTGAAGGGCTTTGCACCACTATACATGACCCTCATAGCTTCCATCGGGGCAAATTCGGCCTTGGAGAAGTACAAGGAAAACAAAGATGTTAAATAACCTGTGGAATCTTCTAGCTCCAATTCTCACACCTTTCATTGCTGTCATATCTGGACTTCTCTTTATATCGTTCTCATGGCAGAAGCACAAGACCAAGAAGGCTGAGAAGAAGCTGGAGGACACCGAGCAAGAGCTTGCAACCGAGAAAGTCAAGAATCTGGAAACCGAGACCGTCAAGGAAGCGGTGCAGCACGAGAAAGAAATAGATCAAAAGGAGGTGGAGAATGAACAAGCAATCCAGGAGACACAAGACGACAGCGAGACTCTTGACGCTATCAATACTATGCTTGATAAGTTTAACCGTAGGGTGTAAGACGGTTCCACCACCTTCAATCACACCCTACTCCGAGCTTGTAAGTCCTCCCGAGCGTCCATATCTTGCACCAATAGAGACCATCAAGGACGCAGGCATAAGGCTCACCAACACCCTTTCCCACATCGAAAAGCAAGAGGTGTATATCAAGGACATGGAAGGGTATTACTTGGAGGTCATAGAGATAATAAGCAGGTAGAAATATCTGCTTTTCTTTTACCCTTTCCCTTGATATATTTTACTACTAGCTATATACTGTACCTATCAAAGGAGCAAAGGAGACAACATGACCAGACAAGAAGTAGAAGAAAAAATGTCTGCATTCAAGGTAGACAAGAACAACACAGTGAAGGGGAACCACACCACCTACATCATCAACGACTTTACCAAGATAACGGTAGGCGATTATTCCCTAGATATATTTATTGCACACTATGGGCCGAAAGGGATGTTGCATTTGATCGTCACCGGTTATCAGCTCACCGACATAGCAACCATTGATACAAAGGTGGTCAGCGGGAAGCTCTGGATAGGTACAGAGACATCTAGCGGTTCGCTTATTGACTTGGGGGAAGTATGATAAAGGTATACAAGGATGGTAAGTACGACTCAATGTACAACACCAAGAAGGAAGCCTACGAGTACTTGGGACTCTCACCCTACACCCTCAATATCTATCTATCAACCGGAGAGAGTTTTGATGGTTATACGGTCAAAACGGACGATAAGCCACAGAGAATCATGATATTCTACAAGGGCAATAAGGTTAATGAGGTAAACAACATTCTTGACGCAGAGAAAGAAACAGGCATTAAGGTGTACCGAATACGGAATCTTATCAATGTAGGGGACGAATATCACGACTATTCCTTTGACTATGCTTGACACATTGGATATAAGGTGTATGATTTAGGTATCTTTCGTTTCATACCTCCTTTTTGCCCTGCTTGGTTTTCCTCCTTTTCCAGGCAGGGCATCTTTATGCCAAAATACTTCTACTAGTATCAACTATTCCCTTGACATATTTTACTACATGGTGTAACATTAGGTATCAGTTAAGAAAAAGGAGACCGATATGGACGAATACGAATTGGATATGATGGAAGCAGAAAATGAGTATCTAGGATTCAGCCCTAAAGAATCACAGAGCAGCTATGACCCTTGCGAACACTGCTCTGGTGAGGATTGCGTGTGCTGTGAGGTTTATCTGGAAATGCGTGCTGAGCAAAGAGGATACTAGAACCCTATCCCCTCTTCGGAGGGGGTATTGCTCAAATCCTTACTGAGGATTTAGGCGATACTTAAAGGAGACCGATATGAGAAATTTCACAGAGAATGAAATCATGCAGAGAGTATTGGATTGGGGTCTTGACCCAGACAGTGATGAGGACTTTTACACAGCAAGAGAAAGCCTTTATTGCGATAATGGCGGAGTTGCTGTTGACGCTTATAATGATGGTGTTATCTGACCTCAACTTAATCAAGACAAGGAGGACTGATGGAAAAGATACTAGAGTACAACGGAATCGAATGGCTTGTTGGCTACGATTGGGATGATGATGCACGTACAAACATGGAGATACATACGATCAAAGTAGGCAACTCTCCAGACCTCTACGAGCATCTTCTAGCGGAAACGGTGCTAGCTCTATTCAAGATGCTAGAGGATTCGTTTAAAGATTACTAATCCACAATGGGTTGCGTTGACTAGGCGCAATCCTCGTGCATTCTGGAGGGTATTAGCATGAAGGTTATCAAAGGCAAATCAGTCAACGGTGTATCTCAACAACCTTGCCCACATTACTTCAAGAGCTATGATGTGCGTATCGGGTCCACGTGGTGCAAGCGTTGCAAATTCTTTGCAGGTTATTCAACAACCAGAGGTGAGCATGACCAGCTTACCGGAACTTATGACATAGAGGTCAAATGCAATGCAGAGTAATACCATTCACGAAAGAGTACAGCAAGCAGCTCATGGATTCACCCTAGAATCGTACAAAGTATTCAAGGACATCGGGAAAATCCTACTGACCTTCAATCTTGGATACGATTCCAGAGGGGAGATGATGCAGGCGGAAAAACTGGTAGACTTGGAGGACACATGCCATACAAAAGCAAAGCGATCAAGAAATCTTGGAACAAGCGGTACTACAAAACCCACCCCGAACGCTACAGGGCAGAACAGGCGGTAAGGAATGCAAAGCGCAACGGTACACTCATACCACAGCCTTGCGTGGTGTGTGGAGCAACCAAGACCGAAGCGCACCACACCGACTACTCACGACCTCTTGATGTGGTGTGGCTTTGCAAGCACTGCCACAGGTTATTGCACAATGGGAAGATTGACTTATGAGGGGTAATATGCTATCGTACTAATAGGTTCGACAGATGAGAAGAAATCGCTACTCTTCCCATTTGTCGAATGGCAAATGTACAGCCTTATTGGTTTTCCCTGTAGCGACATCAGCAATGATGAGGGTTAATCAATAGGGCTTTTTGTTTTTAGGAGCATCTATGAAAGATTACATCTATAAAGAGCAACTTGAGTTATTTGGGCAACGTGAGGTTGTTGGGTTTGGGGAAGATTGTTTCTATGTTAAAGAAATTGATAGAAACCTTGCAAACGATATAATCATCAAGAACCATTATTCGCACAAATACTACAACGCAACATATATCCATCTTGGCGTATTTATTGATGGTGAGCTGCTTGGTGTATTGCAATATGGTTATGCGATGAACCCAGCAAGCCAAGCAAGTGTTGTGGCGAATACAGAGATTGATGAGTATTTAGAACTCAATAGAATGTGGCTTGATGATAAGGCCGGAAAGAACTCTGAAAGCAAAGCGATTGCCTATTCAATTAGGTATATAAAACGGAAGTTTCCCAAGATAAAATGGATTCAGTCATTTGCCGATGAACGGTGTGGATGTTTTGGTATAGTGTATCAAGCATGTACGTTTGGATATTATGGCGAACACACATCAACATTCTATACTTTGGATGGTCAAGTATATCATAAGAGTCTTATGGAAAGAAATCCAGAATTAAGTAAGTCAGCTAAATTCTTGCAACAAAATAGAGAAAGGGCAACATCAGAAGAACTCAGACAATTCAGATATATCAAATTCATTGACCAGCGATGCAAGAAAGATTGCTTGTTAAAAGAGCAACCGTATCTTAAATATTATAATGGAGACTAGTATGACACACCAATTTGATACAGAAATAGCAAGAGAATATGGGGTAGATATTGCAATAGTTGTAAGCAATATTGCTTTCTGGTTACAGAAGAATAAGGCAAACGGTAGACATATCCACGATGGGAAGGTTTGGACTTACAACTCAACAAAGGCTTTCAAGGAGCTTTTCCCTTATTGGACAGAGAACCAGATTAGAAGAATCTTAACAAATATGGAAGAAAAAGGAATCATTGAAACAGGCAATTATAATTCAAATGCATATGATAGGACTAAGTGGTATACATTCACAGATGCATTTGTTAAAACACACACTTCCATTTGTGAATTTTGCCAAATGGATTCGGGAAAACAGCCAAATGGATTCGGCGAAAGTAACGAACCTATACCAGATAATAAACCAGTTGATAAACCAGTTGATAAACCAAAGAGAGAGAGCCGGTTTTGCAAACCGACCGCTTTAGAGGTGAGTGAGTATTGCAAGGAAAGGGGTAATAATGTAAATCCATCAGCGTTCATAGCTTTCTACGACTCTAAAGGGTGGATGATAGGTAAGAACAAGATGAAGGATTGGAGGGGAGCTGTACGGACATGGGAGCAGAGGGACAAAAAGCCTAATAGGGTTCAAGGCAACGATGTATCACCGGAACTCCAAGCAAAGGGCGTTTTTAGGATAGAGAACGGTAAGTATTACACCGAGCATGGAACAGAGTTTGATCCATTCAAGGAAAAAGGGGAGTGTCCATTTTGAAAGCAAAATCAGCAATTGAACAGGTATTCATGAATTTGCAGGCAACAAGGGAAGAAGGCGATTATATCAAAGATGATATATTGTATTGTGGGAAATGTCACACACCAAAGCAACTCAAGAAAATCTTTCTAGGGACGGAGAAAACCTTTGGTTGTATGTGTGACTGTCAAGCGGAGGAAGTGTGTAACCAGGAGGAAGCGGACAGGAAGAAAAGGCTTACTGAGCGTATAGAGCTGAACAAGGCGAATTGCTACAACGATGTTTCACTTCTTGAAAACACATTTGAAAAAGACGACAACTCACTTCCCACAATAAGCAACGCTTGCAAGAAGTACACAGAACATTTTGAGACCTTCTTGGAAGATGGAAGGGGGTTGTTGTTCTATGGATTGGTTGACGGGGGAAAGACATTCTTTGCCAACTGTATCCTCAACGCTCTTCTTGACCAAGGTTATAAATGCAAGGGTACTTCTTTTCCAGACTTAGCAAGTAAATCCTTTGCGGACTTTGATAAGACAGAGTTCTACACCTCTTTCAATTCTTATGACTTATTGCTTATTGATGATATGGGGACTGAGCGGAGAACGGATTACATGCAAGAGGTTATTTATGGGGTTGTTGATACACGGTACACCGCAAAGCTGCCGATGATTATCACGACAAACCTATCATTGGAAGATATAAAGAACCCAGAGGATATATCCAACAAGCGTATCTTTTCAAGGATTCTGGAGCGTTGTCACCCTATCGAGGTAAAACAGACAAAGCACAGATTGAAGAATGGGCGTAGTGATTTTGTGAAGACAAAGAATATTCTAGGGATATAAAAGGAGCAAACAATGATTGATCTAAAAATCGGCACCAAGGTCAAGGTAAACGGAAAGCATGGAATCATCAAGGACAGCACAGCTATTCCCTCTACGCAAATCCTCTGCAATCACTGCATAGCGCAAGGCATCTGCGAGAAGCTAGGAATCGCTTGCATGGCTCATGAACGAAAAGACAAAAAAGATGTATATATCTGTGAAATAGTGTTTGACAAATAATGCTATATGGTGTAGTATTAATTATCAAGGAAAGGAAAAGGAGACTGAAATGACCGCAATAAAATCAATAACATTCATTGCTGGTTGGATTATTACCGCTAGTATTGGGCTTTGGGCTATGGCTCTATATGGGGCTGTTATCGCAGTAGGAATAGGGAGGACATTATGACGTTAGAGAACACAAGCGGAATTGTACCGGAAAACAATTTGGTAATGCTGGTTTATGGGAAGGGGGGAACAGGAAAGACCACCTTTGCGGCTACCGCTCCAAGACCTCTTATCTTGGATTTTGAGAATGGGACGAAATATCTTGGTTCACGTGGGATTAGTGCCGATGTAGTCAGATTAGACCATTGGCTCAACAGTGGGGACAAAAAGGACTTGCTTAACCTCTTGCAAGACCACGACACCATTGTCATTGACCCCCTTGGCGAGGCCATGGACAAGCTCATTGACTCACCAGAAATCAAAGGGCCGAAATACCGCACCGGAGACGGTGGGCTCACCATGGCAGGATGGGGTGAGGTCAAAAAGCAGATGCGGAACTTCATCAAGTTTTTGCGTGACACCAAGAAGAATGTCATTATTGTATCCCATGTTTCTGAAATCCAGAACGATCAAACCATCGAACATAGGATACAGGTAGCAACCAAGCTCTCCGATGAAATCCCAAACATGGTTGATGTTATCTCTTACTTGGGGGTCAGAAAGGAAGGGGAGGACTACAAGCGTGTTCTCTACACCCCAACGCAGGGTGGTAATTTTGACTCAAAAGACCGAACAGGAACCGTTCCCATGACCGTAGAGATTGGGGAAACCACCGGATGGCAAGACCTCATGACCGCAATGAAAGGAGAGAAGTAATGGCATACGAGAGAAACGGGATGCAATACCCTTCAGTGACTACGATTCTAGGATTGTTGGACAAGCCTGCTTTGTTGGGTTGGGCGAGCAATTGTGCAGTAGACTTCATAGCTGATAACTTGGAAGCTATCAAAGACCCTCTTGATGTGCATAGAGGGGAACAGATATTAGAGCAGGCAAGGAAGGCATACGCACAAAAAAGGGACGATGCAGCTTCGGCCGGAACGCAAGCACACCATGCCATTGAAGCATATATCAACGGTCTTGACCCAGAGCAATTCCTTCAATGTGACCAAGCAAGAACCGCTTTCTCCGCATTCAAGAGCTGGGAAGAAAAGAACCATGTTAAGTGGTTGGAAACGGAATGCGAGGTGTTTTCTGATAATGTCGGATATGCGGGACGCTTTGACGCAATCGCACTTATCAACGGACATAAGTATTTGGTGGACTTCAAAACCTCAAAGGGTATCTACGATGAAATGAAATACCAGCTTTGTGCATATCTCCAAGCCTACAACGAAGGTCTCCATGAAGGGCAAGAAAGGCTTGAAAACATCGCTTTGCTCCACCTTGACAAGGAAACAGCAGAACCTACTTTTAAGACCATCGAGACCGACATAGACCGCATGACCGCATGTTTCAATCACTTGGTCATGGTGTACTATCTGCAAAAGAATCGCAGATTGAAGAACAATCCATTTGTAGCACTTGCAAAGGGCGAACAGCCTAAGGCTGCTTTCTAGGAGGAAGTATGACAGTAACAGATGCGGCAAAGATTGTAGGTTGCCATGAAAAAACCATTTACAATTACGTGCGAAGTGGAGAGCTGAAGGTCACAAGACCCTACAGCACCCCGAACAACAAGATTGAGATTAGCCAAGAAGAACTCAAACGCTTTATGGCTATCCCAAAAGGACTCTTGACTGTGGAAGAGGTTGCAGAGATGAAAGGGGTAAAGACCAAGACGGTACACAGTTGGGTAACAAGGGGAACCCTTAAACCAAAGCTGAAGTTTCTAAGGCAAATCTATTTTGATCCGGAGGACTTATGACCGTATCTTGGACGGTGAAATATGAGGAGTTGGGGCTAGGAATAGTCCCGCTCCAATACCGAACACAAGCTCGAAGTTTATTTGCGGAATCTGCAAAAAAATCCTCTGGGTATGTCACGATCAAAATGACCTTGCCTACCAGATGGGGTACAGACGCACAAAACAGGGCCTTTCATGCACTTCTTGGCGAATATTGGAAAAGTGGCCTTTCAAGTTACGAAACCTATGACGACATGAAGGACACGATAAAGTTAAGGGTTGCCGGAGCTGACGAGTATATCTTCATAGAAAACGGGAAGGTGCGCCATGTAAAGAGCTTGGACGAGGTGAATGGCAGATACGCTGAGGTGCCAAAAAGCTGGGCTGACTTTACCGTTGAGCAGCGAAAGGACGCAATAGATGAAGTGATACGAGAGGCAACCATGGCAGGAATAAACTCCAGGAAGTGGGAAGAAATCTTGCGTGGTATGGAAGAATAGGCTTGTTTAATATCATATCTGTGGTATAATTTAGTAAAGGAGATTGTATGAACGACATGAATGTATTAGCAATCAACGGGCGTCTTGTCAGAGACGCAGAACTTAGCTACTCCAATGGTGGTATGGCTATAGGTAAATTCTCTATCGCTTCAAATCGTAGCGTAAAGAAAAACGACAAGTGGGAAGATGAAGCTGGGTTCTATGACTGTGTTATGTTCGGCAAGATGGCACAGAGCGTAAACCAATACCTCACCAAAGGTCAACAGGTATCAATCGCCGGAGAAATCCGACAAGAGCGTTGGGAGAAGGACGGACAAGCAAGGAGCAAGGTCGTTATCATTGTGAACCACCTTCAGCTTATGGGTGGAAAGAGCGATCCGAAGGAAGAAAACCGATACCCGAAGCAACAGAGTGGACCGGAGAGTTTTGCTGATGATAGTTCAGATTTAGGAATTCCGTTTTGACCGAACGAGAACGATTGGACTACCAAGAGAACCGTATCCGCTTGATGGTAGAGCGTGGTTGCAGATGCGAGGTGTGCGGGAAACCGTTGCACCTCGGCAACCTGCAATTGGCACATAAAATACCGAAGGCCAAGAGCTACTTGAAGCTATACGGAAAGGACGTGATACACCACCCTTTGAATTTGGCTACCGTGTGCAGTCTGGAATGCAACAGCAGAGTTCTACTAGACCCAAAGACACACCCGATAGAAGCGAAGGAACTGATAGAGAGAATCAAGGAGGAATTGCATGGAAGAAACCAATGAGATTTATGAAAAGGTTGTCTCAATTCTTGAAGAAGGAGTGAAGCCGTTGGAACAACTCTACACAGGGAGGGGAGCAAAATTTAGTGTTGAGGATGTGGGAACAATAGCGGAGACGTTCTTTGCCATCTATAACAAAATGATTGATTATTACAAGGAGTTGAAGTGATGGAAAAGACTGAGATGATGAAGCGGTTTGAGGAAGAGACTGGCAAGCATTCTGTAATCATGAAATTCATGGCTGGCGGGCAAGCATTGGAAAGCAAGGACTTCCCAAAGATTGGCCCTTATGAGTACAGCACTGAGTACATTGCATGGCTTGAAGCAAAGGCCAATATCACTGACGATACAATCGAGAAGTTCCAAGAGATAATCACCAATCAGTGTGATGAAATATCTGCACTCAAAGAACAACTCCGCTGGCGACCAGTGAGCGAGAAACCGAAAGAAAGGCAGTTTGTCTTTGGTTACAATCAAAAGACTAAATATTTTGACGTGGTATTGTTTTATAATGATGAATTTTACCTCAGAGGAATTGCTGTTACTATCACTCACTGGTTTCCTATCCCTACAATACCAGCACCAGAAGGAGAATGAAGATGAAAAAGACTGAGATAATGATTGAGTATGAGATAAAGATTGACTCAATCGTAAATTGGGAAGCTAACCCTATTGGATATTCAAAATATCTAGAATCAGAGCTTATAAAAGCAAGAGCCAGAGCCGAAGCCTACGACAGGCTGATGAGTGGTGGGAAGAAAACGCTGAAGGAATGGGCGAATATTTTCGGCAAGCCTGTTGCAATCGATGCAGAAAACAGGTTGTGGTGGTTCCCAAAGAAGCCGGAAATAGGGGCGGCTACATGGATTTGGTACGACAATCAGTTCGGGAGTTTTGGAGAAGAACTGCCAAACGGACTCATTGACTACTCTGGTGACTGGAAAGACTCACTCACCCTACCAGACGGATGGGAGGAGAAGCAATGAAACCAGGTAAGCAGTTTGAAGCAGACTTCAAGGCAAGCGTTCTTCCAGATCAACTCTACTTAAGGATGAAGGACGCAGGAGGGTGGTCAACATCTAGCGACCTACGCTTCACGTCCTCCAATCTCTGTGACTGTCTTGTGTTCTCTAGGCGCACACTGTACTTGCTAGAGCTAAAAAGCCACAAGGGTAAGAGCGTTCCGGCAAGCTGCTTGAAGCAAGCGGACAAGTTGGCGGAGATTAACCAAGCGGGAACCATCCCAGCTTTTATCATCAACTTTCGCGATCAAAACGAGACATGGATGATAGGTGCTGAGACGGTCAGAGAAGAGCTACAAACAAGGGCAAGTTTATCAATTGAGGCTTGCAGGGAATATGGGCTATGTATCCCACAGAGAAAAATGAGGGTGCATTGGCGGTATGACCTTTCTGTTCTTTAACCATTGCATTTGCAAGCAGTTGTGGTATAATTTGTTACAAGCGCACCGTATCTTTTCGGAGAACGGCGGGAGTGGCCCACCATAGAAGGGCTGTAGGACTGTGGCGGAAGTAGACGCTAGTAAGCATCGGATATTGCAATAAGCCGATGTATAGCAGAGGGGATGGAGCGATGAGTGTTGCACGTAATTGCAGACTCCCTCATGCAGGTTCAAATCCTGTCAGTCCTAAAAAGCCACTGACGAGTGGAGCGTAAGACTTTGGATTTCTACGGAGCCAATGTGTGAGGGAACGTAAGCCCCAAGCCACAACAGAGAATGGAGTGTGTTTGAGATAGGTGTTATCTCATAGGGTTACTGACCCAAAGAGCCATGGTGGGGAGTTGCTTAGCTTCTCCCCGACCATTTTTCTACAAGGAGGAATCATGTACACGATCAAACCGATTGAGTTCAAGGAAGGGGTAACACTGATAGGACTACCTAGACTATCAGCAGATTTACCTTTCGGGCACTCCGCTGTTATTAGACCTTTCTATGATGATATTGAAAAGTATATCAGACCATGGTCTTGGTTTATACAGCAAAGAACAACAAGGGTAGCACATGGTGAATGTAATACAAAAGATGAAGCTATCAAAGAGTGCAACGCAGCGTGGGTTGATATTGTCAAGCAAGCACTAAAGGAGCAATCATGACCATCAAGAAAATGCAGGACAAAGCGTTTGCCAATGCGCTCAAGCATGGATTCCATCACAAGGGACAGAACATCGGGGAAATGCTCATGCTCATTGTCTCGGAGTTGGGGGAAGCGTTGGAAGCGGATAGGAAGGGAAAGCGTTTTGATCGGAAGGATACAGAATGGCTATCCACCTACGCAAACCGAAAGACTGACGATGATACTGACACCTTCGATATGATGTTCATTGAGAAGGTCAAGGACACCTTTGAGGACGAGCTTGCCGATGTGGTTATCCGTGTGGCAGACATGTGTGGCTATCTTGGCATTGACCTGGAATCGCACATCAAGGCAAAGATGAAATACAATGAGAGTAGACCTCACAAGCATGGAAAGGAGTATTGAATGAGAAAGTTAGGCGAACAGTGGGTTGAAGAGATTGACGGACAAGAGCATATGGTTAAGTTGGTGAAATCAACTACTGGGTGTAGCGGATGTGCGTGGCATTTAGAACATGATGATTGTATCGCATTCCCATTTGTTCCGTGCACATATAATGAGTCTATCATCAAAGACCTTGGCGTGGTAAATGAGGACGGATTGCTTCCTTGTCCTTTCTGTAAAGAGTATCCAGAACTAGTAGAAGAATCTGATGAGAATGATGAAGCAATCTACACTGTTGAGCATGAGTGCAGTGTTTTGATCGAAGCTGGTTGGTGGCATGACAGGCAACAAGCCATCGACGCTTGGAACAGGAGAGTGTGATCCCTAGGCGTTGGGAATACCAATTGCTTGTACACGATGTTACGACTGGGAAGATTAGCTACCTTCCGTAAAGGCATTAGGGGTGCATGACCAACTTACTGTTGGTAAACCATTCTTAGCAATCCTAGCACAATAGGATACTATGACTGGTGGGGGAGAGCTATATGATGGGAACAAGACAAAAAGCAAAGACAGGCGATGAATGGGACTTGCTGTATTGGCGTCATTCATTCCGATACCTGGAACGCAGCGCAAGCACGA